CTGCGCCCTGCTCGGACGCTGCCGGTCGGCGACGCAAGCCGAGTTCGACGCGCTGCTCGCCGTCTTCACCACGGCCTACCGCGCACGCGGCCTGCCGATCACGATGGTGCGGCTGGGCCAGCGCCTCGCCACCGCCTGGCGCGGCATCGTCGCACCGGCAGGAGTGGTGGCATGAGCCGAATTCTTGTTGCCGACTGCCTGTTCTTTGCCTGCGAGACGACGGGCGTGCCGCGCGATCAGGTGCTGGGTCATGGCCGCACCCGTGACGTCGTCGCTGCGCGCCATCTGGGGATGTGGCTCGCACGTCGCTTCACCGAAGCCAGCTACCAGACCATCGCCCACCGCTATGGCCGCGTCGATCACACCACCGTCCACAGCGCGATCCGCACCGTGAAACTGCGCCGCGACAACAGCGCCAAGTTCGCCGCCCAGCTCGCCGCCGACGAAGCCCGCTTTGCCGAATGGGCGTCCGGCATCGTCGAAAGCCGCGCGCTTGCCCTCACCCGTTCCGCGTTCATCCAGCCCCCCGTCAGCGCCCAACAGCCCGAGACCGCCCGATGACAACCGCCACCCTCGCCAGAATTTCCCGCCCCGCCAAACCGCTCCCTGTCACCCGCGATCAGGTGGCCATCATGATCGACCGCCTTTCCATTCTACGCGGCAAGATCGCCGAACTCGACGGCCAATGCGCCGACGACATCGCACAGATCAAAGCGTTTCACGCCTCTGCCGTCTCTGTTTACGACACCGAAGCCGAGCAATTGATCGGCGACGTCCAAGCCTATTGCGAGGCGCACCGCCTGGAACTGACCAAGGGCGGCAAGGTCAAGGTCGCAAAGTTCCCGTCCGGTTCAGTGTCGTGGCGTAAGCGCCCGGCGTCCATTGCCATCGCCGACCTTGAGGAAGCGGTCGCCGACGTCGTTCGGCGCGGCCTGCCTCAGTTCCTGCGCACCAAGTATTCGGTCGACAAGGACGCCATGCTCAAAGACGCCGCCCTCGCGTCGAAGGTTGCAGGCGTCACCGTTCTTCCCGGCGCGGAAGAATTCATCATCAAAACCGGCGCGTGAGGGGGTTTAAAATGGCATTTTCAGCAGCTTCAAAGCGCACGCAAAGCCCGCCGTATCGCAATCGGCTCATCGCCAAGTTGCACGTCCTTAAGGGGCAAGCCAACTTGGACGACAGCGACTATCGCGACATGCTCGAAACTCAATTCGGCAAGCGCTCATCAACCAAGCTTTCCATCGCCGAGCTGGAGACCGTCGTAAAGCGGCTTGGCTACGCGACACAGACCAGTCCTCGCATGACGGGGCCGTACGCCGGGAAGCTGCGCGCGCTGTGGCTTTCGGCGTGGAATTTGGGCGTTGTGCGCAACAAGTCCGACGACGCGCTGACGGCGTTCGTGAAACGCCAGACCGGCCTTGAAGCCGTGCGCTGGCTGCGCGAGGCAGCGGCTGCCGCCAAGGCCATCGAAGCCATCAAATCGTGGCTCGTCCGCGAAGCGGGAGTCATCTGGGCAGTCCACCTTGACAACCCGCGCGCCGCCGTCGTCGACGCGCAGTGGCGCATGCTCTGCGACAGGGGCGTGATCAAGCCGCTCGCGTTCGGCGGCGGGCTGGACGGGCAGCTCACGAAATACGGTGAAGCCGTCACAGGCAAGACCAGCCGTCCCACGTACTCGGAAGAAGATTGGGACGCGGTCATCAACGCGCTTGGCAAGAAGCTGCGCTTCGAGCTGGCCAAGCCGCCCAAGGTTTAACTCAGTTTAGCGGGCGGCGAAGCCCTTCGCCCCCGTTGAAATCCGCGAGCCGAAGCGGGGCGGCTCGCGGATCACTCTCACCCGTTTCATGACAGGGGTTACACCATGACCACACTTAACCAAGCACGCATGCAGGCCGAACTCATCGGTGAGTACGACGCATTGGGCCTCATCGTCGAAGACGCTGACGATAACCGGGCCAATGCAACGGGACAGATTGTCGACAGCCTGTCTGAAGCATTTGAAGGCGCACTGGACGACCCCGGCGACGATCTCGCTGAACTGAAGAAGCAGTCGGCACTGATCGCCGTCCAACATTATATCGCTGGCGCACGTCAGATGCGCGAGAAAATCGGGGCTCAACTGACGGAAGACGGGATAGTCATCGACGATCCATCATCTGACGTTATCGGATCATCAGACCAGCCAACCGCCGTCGACGACCCAGACGCCAGCGTCGACGCCATTGATCAGATCGCGGCGGAGTAACACCCATGTCATCCCGCACCAAGTTGCCGAGCGTTGCCATGACCGTTGAGCCGGTTCCGCATGCCACGCGCTTGGTGCGGATCGACTACGGCCAAACACTGCCTGCCGGGGCTTATGACGGCCTCCCCGGCGCGATTGTCGAAATGGCAGAGATAGCCGGACTGCAAGCAGCGCTTGCCATCGCCAGCGCGCGTGGCGGCAACCGCGTTTACATCCCCGCCAAAGCGGACGACGATCACTGGCTCGTCCAGCTCATCGGTCGCCCCGCCGCCGACAAGCTCATGACGTACTATGCGACCGGCGTCGAAATCGACATGCCGCGCGGCCCGACCGGCCTGCGCGCGGAAACGTGGCGGCGGCTCCATCGCATGATCGACGAGGGCTGCACGTCGACGCAGATCACCCGCGCGCTCGGCATCAGCCGCGACATGGTCAAGCACCACAAAGCCAAGCTGCGCAGCACCTACGTCAGCCCCCAGCTCGACTGGCTGGACCTGCTAGAAAAACCGGACGACAGTAAACTCTAAACCGACGACCCACGATCGCGCACTGGGGGCAGATGCCCCCGCTCAAAATCCCGAATTGATAACGTACCTCTGTGTAAGCGCCGTGAGCGACCGGCACAGAGGACCATCATGACCCCAGCGATTACCGCCCCCGAACTCGACGCGCCGGTCACCGACCGCCCCGCTGGCCGCAAGTTGCTCTCCAGCCTGATCGCCAAGCGCACCGTTTCCCGCCTCATGATCAGCGCGGCAACCTCGCCGCTGCCAAATCAGGGGATGCGGTTTTCTCCGCGAGGCCTTGATCTGATCAAGGCGTTTGAAGGTTGCCACAAGGAGCTGCCAGACGGGAAACTGAAGGCCTACAAATGCCCGGCTGGCGTTTGGACCATCGGATGGGGCTGCACCGAAGGCGTTCGCCCGGGCATGGTCATTACCCGCGACGAAGCAGACCGGATGCTCGCCCGCGAACTGGGCCACTTCGAGATCGTCATCGGTCGCCTCGTCACTGTTCCGCTAACGCCGGGTGAGTTCGATGCGGTTGGCTCCTTTGCGTTTAACCTTGGTGAAGGGGCTCTGCGTAAATCAACGCTCCTTAAGATGCTCAACCGTGGCAATCGTTCGGCAGTACCCAATCAGTTTTTGCGCTGGACCGGGTGCAAGGGGCACAAGGGGCCGCTCAACGGCCTCGTCCGTCGACGCAAAGCCGAAGCGGCGCTTTTCCTTTCCGGTAGGGTTCATGACGAAGCGATCGGCGACGACTACGGCCCGATGCCGCAAGCTGTCACGCCCGAGATGGGTAGCCGCATCGCCGTAGTCAAATCCTCGCGCACGTTCTGGGGCACCGTCACCGCATTCACCGGATGGGTCGGCGCAAAGGCCGTAGTCACGTTCGGCGTGGTCAGCGCTGCCGCCGAACAGGCCAAGGCATCCACCGATGGCCTGTCCTCGCTGCTCGGCGTCCTGGGTGAGCATGCCGAGCCGATCCTCATCACGCTCGCCATTGCTGGCACGATTGCCGCGCTGTTTGCCCGCTTCGATGCGGCGGGCGAGGAGAAGATCGGATGACGTTGGTTCGTATCCTCCTGCTCTGTCTTACGTGGCTGATGAGCCCGGCCAACCTGATCGGTGGCAGCACGTTTGCCGCCATCGGCTGGGGCGCTGGCTACCTCAAGGGCCATGCGGTTGCCACCCGGCGCGGCGACACCCGCGTCAAGGCTGCCGTCACCCATATCGAAACCACGCTGGAAACGAAGGCGCAAGACTATGTCAAAGCAGCAGACGAAGCAGCAGCAAGCGTTCCTCCAGTGGTCCCTGGTCCCGCTCATCGCCCTGATCGGGCAGCTATTGTCCGGCTGTGCGCATCAGACCCCACCTGTCGCCGTGACGGTTCGCAGCGACGTGTCGTGCCGCGTCTACAAGCGCCTGACGTGGTCCATCGACGACACGACGACAACCATCAACGGCATCCGCCGCCATAACGCCCGCTATGTCCGCATCTGCGGCCCGAACCGAAAGCCGAAGTAATGCAAGTCGATGCGGAAATGCTCCTGAAGGTCCTGACGTTCGCCGTCGCGATCAGCTCGACCGTGTATACGTGGCTGGCCAGCAAAGACCGGGCAACGGCGCTGCAATTCCGCGACCTCGAACTGCGCTTCAATTCACTCGAAGGCCGCGTAGTCAAGTCAGACCTCGAAACCCAAGCTCAAGTCCAGCGGATCGACGCGCAGTTGAAGAACGTCCCGGACAAAGAGGCGATCCACAAGCTCGAACTGGGTATGCAGGAAGTGCGCGGCGCGGTCGACCAGATGAAGGAACAGTGGAAAGACCAGCTGACGCAGATGCAGCGATCATTCCAGCGGATGGAAGATTTTTTGCTGGACGCCCGGACGCCGCATAGCCAGCCGACGCCACCACAGCCGCGACGGAGGACCAGAACGTGACCGATTACCGCAAACACGTAGCCGAAGATGTGCGCCGGATCGTGCTGGAAACGCTCGCCCGCGAGCCCGGCGCGACGCTCAACGAAAACCTGATCGGTCGCATGCTGGAAAGCTACGGCCACCGCAAGACCGCTGCCTACATCAGCGACGAACTCGCATGGCTCGAACGCCAGCACGCAATCTCGCTCATCGAAGCCGGAGGCCTGCTCATCGCGACGATGTTGACGCGCGGTCAAGAACACGTCGAACGCCGCGCGCTGATCCCCGGCGTAGCCAAGCCTGCATTGGACGCCTAAGATGGCACAGCGTGGACGCGGACGCCTCTCCTCCATCGACACGCTGCCCGAAGCCGCCGAGCCCATCGTGGCGACGGCGCTACAAGACCTGCGTCAACGCAAAAAACCGCAGCTGCAAATCTTGGCCGAGTTGAACGGTTCGCTCGCCGATCTCGGCGTCAAGTCGATCAGCAAGAGCGCATTCAATCGCAAGGCGCTCTGGCTAGCCGCCTACGGCCAGCAATTGGAGAACGCCCGCGAGATCGCCGGCATCATGGCCGAACGACTGGATGCTGCACCCGAGGGCGACGTGGGCCTGCTTTTGAACGAGACGATCAAGACCATCATCTTCGACGTGATGAGCGAAGCGTCCATCAGCGAC